GAACGACCTGTCGGTGCTCGATCGGGCGGTGTTCGTCGCCACCTATCGCGAAGTCTGGCAACAGAAGCATGGGGAGATACGTCCTGGGCCTCGCGGCAATCAGGCGCAAGTTGCACCTAATTCTCCGCATTGCATCGTCGACCTGATTGCAGCCGAAGCGGAGGCTGGTTTCGCCCAACATGTGGCGAGCCGGCTCGGCTTTTCCAAAGACACGGTCAAGCGGTTGTGGTCGCGCTCAAGTCATTTCTGCTCGGCCGCATGCCGGTTTATGTCGGTTTCTACGACGCCGGCGGCGCGCCAATCGGCTATCGCCGCGCGATCGCCAATCGGGACGTGACTGATGCAACAGCGCCGGGCGCTGGCCTGGTGGCCTATGACATCGAGTGCCGCACCGGCTTTGGCGATGGCGCTGGCACAACCGCCGCCAGCTGCGCGCTAGTGTTCATGGCGGCTCCGGCCGACCCGGCGCGACCCGGCAAGCTGTGGCTCGAACCCGACGAGATTGCCTTCCCGGCCGGGCGCAGCGAGGCCGAGCTGACCATCGGTTCCGTGTCTGCCGACTTTCTGTTTCGTGAAACCGTGCGGCAGCGCGCGACGCTGACATTGGTGATCTGATGAGCATAGACGACTATCGCATCTCGCCCGAATTGCCGGCCGCCTATGACCGGTCGCTGGCCGATCCCGGCCGCGAGCGGGTGATCTTTTCGGAAGGCCATTTTGCGCAGGCCGCAGATTTGAACGAGGCGCTGTCGCTCGAGCGCCAAGCGCGCACGCGGTTGGGCAATATGGTGGCCCGCGACGGCGACCGTGTCGAGAACGCGGTTGCGCTGGTCGATACAGACGCCGGCACGGTGACGTTGGCCGAGGGGCGTCTGTTCGTGCGTGGCGATGTGCGCCCGGTCGGGGCGGCCGTGCTGGCCGACGTGCCGATGTTGGGCGACGTGCAGATCGGCGTTCGACTGGCATCGGCAATTGTCACCCATGAAGATGATGCGAGCCTGCTTGGCCTGCATCCTGGCTCGCTGGCCGAAGGCGAGCCGGGCGCGGCGCGCGAGACTGTATCGCTCTCATGGGGGTTTTCCGGCGACGGCGAGGCAGGCGCTCTGACGCAGGTCTATCTGCTGCGCAATGGCACGATCGTTGACCAGACTCCGCCACCGGGCCTGACGCCAATTCAGGATCTGCTGGCGTCAATGGACAGCGATGCGCATGGCAATTACGTGGTGCGCGGCTGCCGCGTGACGGCACTGGGCGAAAGCGGGGGCAACCAGGTTTTTTCGGTCGAGGAAGGTGTCGCCAATATTCTCGGCCGCAAGCGCACGCGTTATGCCTCGACCCGCCACAGCGAGCCGGAAACGCCGGACCTGCTGGCGATTTCGAGCGAACCGCAGACCTTCAACACAGACGCCGCACCGGACACGGCGCGCCTGTTTTTGAACCGCGCGCCGATCAACAGCGTCTCACAGGTGACGGTGAGGCGTTTGGCGCAGCGACCGACTGGATCGGGAGGCTGGTTGCCAAATTCGCCGAACTGTCGGGTATCGACCTTTCCGGCTTTGGCCAGCGCATCGCCAGCGCATTCGATTTCTCCGGCCTGGTCGACAGCGCGCGGGCAAAACTTGATGAGTTGGCGAGCTGGTTTGGTTCGTTTTTCTCGGCCGAGGAGCTGACGGCCGGCCAGAAGGAAGAGATGAATGCGGCCGGCCGCGCCATGGGTCAGGCGCTGGTCGACGGCATAAAAGCGCTGGCCGATGCCTCGCTCGCGCCAATCCGAAACCTGTTCAAATTCGCTGTCGAGATCGACTGGCCCGAGCCGCCGGCATGGCTCGGCTGGATCATCGGCAAGGGCAAGGATGCAGTCTCCTCGGTCAGGAATGCGGTTGGCGGTTCAGACACACCGGCACCTGCAGCCGCGTCCGGCATGGGCGGCAGCCCTGCCGTGCAGAACATGCTGTCGGGCATGGACCGGCTGGCGGCCGGTGCGAAGTCGGATCTCGAACAGGGCGGCCAGGCGGTCGCCGCCGGCGGCGAACAGGCAGGAGGGTTGATCGAGGCGGCCGGTCACAGGTTCGCCGCGATCATAAACGCCGGAGCTGATACGGCCGCGGCGAAGATATCTAGTGCCCGCGTCAACGTCTCCACCTCTGGCGGCGGCGTTGGCGGGGCCATCCGCGACGCCAAGGCCGGTGCGCTGCATGGAGGCACGGACTGATGCCGCTGCTCGCGCTTGGACCGCATGTCTTTGACATCGAGCCGCTGAATTTCCAGACGATCGAGCGCACGACCGAAGTGCTCTGGCCGGCTGTCAGCCGGTTCGGCAACCGGCCGGGCCGCCAGATGACCGGCTATGGCGAAGACCCGATCCTGATTTCGGGCCTGCTTTATCCCGACGAGCTGGGCGGCCGGGCCGAACTTGAGGCGCTGCGCGCAACGCAGGCCGCTGCCCTGCCGGTGCCGATGATCGGCTGGGCTGGCAATGGCTGGGCAGCGCTGATGTATGGGCTCGTCGTCATCCTGCGCATTGACGACCAGCAGAGTTTTATCAACCGGCAGGGGCTTGGCCGGCGCATCTCGTTCGATATCGAAGTCGCGCCGTTTCCCGCTGCCGGCAAGCCGCTGGGGCTGTTCGGATGAGCCGGGTCGTTCATATCATTCCTGCGGCGCGGCTGCGAACGGCGCGGGAAGACCTGATGCTCGATCAGCTCTGCTTCGACCATCTCTATTCGGTCTTGAAGGACCGCAGCGTCGCCGGCCGCGTGAAGGGCTATCTGGAGGCGACCTATGATGCCAATCCGGATCTGGCGCGGCTCGGCATGGTGCTGCCGCTCGGCACTGTCGTCGAACTGCCGGAATTTGCACTCGAACAAGGCAGCCTTTCCGGCGCGAGGCTCTGGGACGAATGAACCGCTCGCGCCCGTTCATTGAGGTTTCGGTCGGCGGCCGGCCAGTTGGCGGGCTGTTTTACCAGCTGCTCAACCAGGCGACGATCCATGACGCGCCCGGCCAGGACGCCGACACTTGCGAGCTGACATTCGACGATGGCGGCAACCGCATCATCATGCCGACACCGGGCCAGATCATCACCGTCAAGTTCGGCTTTCGTGATGCCGGCTCGTGGAAGATGGGCACGTTCGAGGTCGAAAAGCCGCGCATCGAAGGCGGGCAGGCCGGCGAGATGCTGATCCTGTCGGGCCGCTCGGCCGCGATGTCGAAAAAGGTCAAGGAGACAGGCTCCGAACATTTCGACGACAAGACGATTGGCGACATCGTGCGGCAGATCGCCGGCAAGGCCGGCTATGGCGTTAAGGTGAGCCCTGAGCTGGCATCGATCAGGATCGGCTACATCGCCCGGTTCAACCAATCGCCGGTCGATTTCCTGACCCGTCTGGCCGACCGGAACAAGGCGCTGTTTTCGGTCAAGGACGGCAAATTCCTGTTCCTCAAGCGCGGTGAGCTGCCGCCGCTCACCATCGACAAGGGCGATTGCGAGAGCTGGTCGTTTACCGTCGAGCCGCGCCCGCGCTTCGGCGAAATCGAGGCGACCTGGTTCGACCGGGCAACTGGCGAGATCAGGACCGAGAGCCATTCAACCGGCATGAAAGGCCCGTTGAAGCGCCTTCGAACCGGTTTTCAGGATGCGGCCGAAGCAAAACGCGCAGCAGGTTCGGAGGGCGACAGGCTCGGCCGCGCGACGGGTTCGGGCTCGGTCACGCTTGCCGGCCTGCCGGAAGCTGTCGCCGACCAGCCGATCGAGACGACCGGATTTCGTGCCGAGGCCAATGGCGAATGGCGCGCGGCCTCGGTCGAGCACAGCTTTGGCGACACCTATTTGACGACGATCGAGCTCGAAGCACCCGAAGGAGGCAAGGAATGATCAGGGCTTCCGCAGCGTTTGCTCAATCTCACGTTTTGTGACTGCACGAAAATGGCACGCGCAGGCAGGTTTGTCGCAATCCCGAAACGGGAACCGAAACAGAAAATCCTCGCGGCTCATCAGCGCTCCGTCGAACGGTAGAGCAGCGGCACAACCCG